TTTCAATTTTAATAGGGCTCATCTGAGGCATCTCAGTATAATAGAAGCCTATCCTGTCTTCTCCTTGGCCATCAAACACACTTGCTATAAACCCTATAAGTATAAGTGATATAACAATAGTCCATTGCCAAAAAGTTACTGCTAAGTCTAAAATAAAGTCCATTTACTTTTTGCTCCAAGCTTGTGTGCCAAAAAATGCTGCTACAATACCTGCCACCGAAACAAAGTATACGGCTGCCATATCTCCTAATATTGTTGCGGCTTGGTGTAGATCAAAGATTTCTGTAGCCATAACTGTTGCGGGATAGAGTAGCATGCCTGCGAGTGCAAACCAAGTCATACTACGCTGCGCATCTCGCATTGCATCTGCGTCTTCAAGCTCTTTGCGCTTAAACTCTAAGAACATTGCTTTTTCTTCTGCATCTACTACATTATCGCCATTTACATCAGCAGGATGATAGCCTGCTTTTTCTAATTCTTCGCCCATAAGCTATATTAGTTATCTTTCAAAATAATGTCAATAATACCACCTACATTATTTTGTGAAAGAGCTTTGACTTCTATATCAGTCATAAATTTGAAGTTAGACTGGATTATCTACTAGTATTAAATCAAGTGTTGCAGAACAAGTTTGCCCACCCTGCGCGGCAACCACGTCTATTCTAATATCTGTCTTTTCTTCAAACTTTAACGGAACTGGATACTCTACCACTACGCTTTGACCGCCTGCGGTATATGAAATACCTTTGATTTGGAATACGTTTCCATTGTCTGTATCTCTAGCCATAAGTGAATATTTCATTGCGGCGTTGTTTGATGATTTGTCACCACCCATTTGAGTTTTTAGTAAGTATGCTGTCTTACCTGCTGGAACAGTGTAAACAGCCATAAGGGTTTGTGCTTGATCTTCGATAATCTTCGCAGCTACAGTACCACCCATAGTTAATGACACGTCAGCATCATTATTAGTATCAACCATGTTTGCTCTGAAGATACGAGAGAATACAGTAGCACCAGTTGCGCCGATATTAATTGTTTCTGATACTGCATTATAATTAGCATCAAGGCCTTGGACTAAAACTGCAGCACCTGAGTTTTGTGTAGAAGCGACTGCAACAACACTATCGGCTGGATATGGATAAGCTACATCGTCATTGTTGCCATCCCAAATAGTACCAGATGTTACATCACCATCAGTCGCACCAAACTTGTTAATATGACCATACCCGGCTACACTTCCAGCAGCTATAGGTATATTTGAAGCAGAACCAAACGAGTTGATGATATTACCATCTTTATCTGCAAGCATGAATGCTTCAAATAAAGTTTTATTGCCCTGTAAATAGGCTTGATTGTCCTTATTCCAAATAGCCATGAGAGTCTACCTTACTTTTGCCAGCCCTTAATGTATTCTGTACTGAAATTAGCTTTACTAAATTGTAGACGATCGACCAATTTAAGTGAACCTGTACCTAAATGGTCGATCGCTACGAATCCTTCTTGACCTGTTACTTCAAAACCTTTCTTGGTCTTAAGTAAAGTCCTTAAACCTCCAACGGTATCGAGTTTGGCTATTACCAACAATTTCGCATCGACCAAAATATTATATAGGGTGAACACTTTTTGTAGCTCTTTTAGATTGCGCTTGGTAAAGATTGAAAGCGCGGCATCTCGTTTTGCAGTTTGTGTATCTTTCCCTTTCTTCGTCTTTTTACTGTCGATTTGACCTTGGTAATATTCTTCAATATCACGTTGAAGTTCGATAACAAAGCCAGCGGCATCACCGATACGGGAGCCCTGTCTGACCTTTTTGTTTATAAACACGTTGGTTCGGGAATTGAGATCCTCATTGTTCCCGAGTTCGTTAAGTACATTTGAATTAATAGATCTGAATAAGGTCCCAGCTTGGGATAATAGTGAAGTGAATTCTGCGGTCTCTGTGCCGGTAAATGTGGCTGTACCAGAGCGATCTTCGAATGTAGCATCTACGCTCCAAACAGAACTTACTGCTTTGAGACCTGGGACAATCGCCTTTCCAAAACTTGCTTGCATTGATTCAAAGTCTGATCCTCTGTATGTTGTGTGCCAAACCACACCGATTTTGGATCGTTGAATTTGTTTAGCAAGAGCGCTTTTTGCTGGTATCGCATAAACAATCGTGTTAGGATGAAAAGTAATATGCGATTCTCCATCAATAGTTTCCGTTTTAATATCTTCTGTCGTATAGAGGAAATCACCTTGAACTACTCCTTCACTAATGCCAAGTTTACTCAACTCAGCCAAGGCGATCTTAAATTTAGAATTAAGCTCACCAGATAAATCATTATCAATTTCATCGTTTGTTTTGTAGATCTTTGGCGTCTTATTGAATACGCCTTTCTTTGCAATAAAGAATTTGCCATCACTTGGATCAATTCCAGCAAAGATTGCCGGAGCTCCATCCCATTTAACTGAAATCGTGACTGGAGCCGATGCATTACCAGCTAACATATCACGTAATGCTCTTAGGTAATTGATGACGTTTCGGGTTCCCTTTACTCCACCATCAATAACTGCATCTTCAAGATGCGTCATGTGCAGGTTTTTGCCTGATGCTTCTTCCAGATATCGTCTAAATTTAATCATATCTTTTTACTTGTCCTTGACAGCTTTGCCTTCGGGAAGATACCAACACGAGCATTCTTTACTACCTGACCTGCTGCTCTAGCATCACCTCGTCGAGCTTGGTATCGAATGAAGAAATAAGCCTCATAATCACCCCTAGGGAAATCACCATTGTTGCCCTTGTGGGTTGATACGATCTTATAAGGTCCAGCACCAGAACCTACCAGAGACATATTGCCTAGGTGGAATTCATCGACGTTACTAATACTGGCAGCACCACCGTATTCGGGGCCGTAAATTGCTTCGAAAACAAGTTGTCGGTCTTTAATCTTACGATAAAAAGAATCACCTGATTTCAGACCATCTGGTCTGGCTGCAGCTACATCTTTCATAAAGCTCTGGACATCTCTATTTGCATTATAGCGCTTAGAAGATAGACCACCATATTGTTGATAATCCTTTGCAGACTTACCAGCCTTATGTGAGATATATGCCTGAGGATCACCTTGGACATTCACCAATGTGAAATCTGATTTTGGTTCTTTACCCTCAAACTTACCAGATGTACTAGCAAGGTGAGCTGCATCAACTGTACGACCATTGATTTGAACTTGTATTGAGGGAAGATTCTCTTTTACAAGTATGGCTGCTAGCTTATCATTAAAATCAGCCCTTGCAAGCTCTTCTGCGCTGGTACCAGATCCTTGACCCTTACCACCAAACGATGGAGTCTTCAGAAAGTCCTTAGGTATGACCAAAGGACCTCGGTTCGTGTTGACTGTCAGATTTGATTTGTTGGCAGGAAACTTACCATCATCGACGGTCATAAAATCAGTAACGTCTTGTAGCTCAGTTACATCAATAATAACCTCTCCGTTATCGACAGTGGCAAAAGGTGAGGCTGTGGCCACTTTCTTAATGAAGTTTTTTGGCCGATTCTCATCTTTCCGAAGATCTGGTATCGTCAATTTTCGATACGGAATTGCAGCCTCAACAAGTTGTGAGAATCTTCTAAAGCGTAGCATTGATTATCCTATTATAGTATAGACCCATATTGAATCTATTTATAATCATTTTATCTTAATTCAACACTGTCGTCAAACACGCTACGTCTTTTTTTACCTCTCATACTGGAACCAATGTCAGTTTTATCAAATACCGGAGTATCATCATTGCGCTTGAATGAGGAAGAACCACCAGAATTATTGCCACCATCTAAATTGATGTTCTGCTGTGCACTTTCTTCAAGATCGTAGATCTTCATTTTGGCACGATCAATACCGACAAGGAATCGTCGATAATATCCAAGGTCACCCCATCGATTCTTCAGCTGTTTGAGCATCACCTGCCCAAGTTCATCTAAATGTTCGGAAGTAACAATGCCGAGGATGCAATCTGCTGTATGAGTAATACCCATTGACTCGGAAGTGTTTGTAAGATCCACGTCTGAATTACCATAGCCATCGCGATTAAACTGAGAAGAAGTGACAATCGCACAATTGAATTCCATTGCAAGTCCACGTATTTCCTCCGCAATTGATTTGACAAGTGTATATGAATTTGCTGCCGCAGCCCCACGAACTCTGGAAGAT